CTGGATGGGTATGTTGACCCCATTGATTTCCTCCGTAGAACATAACCAAAAAACAGCCCCGCTATACTTAATAAGAAAAATACTTCTCCACGCAGTTGTATTTAAAATTTTTGCATCGCCTATTTCGTAAAATGGTTTTAAGATATTTTGAGATAGATCGGCGTTAATAGCCACCTGAGCATGTTCCGAAGGCAACTGTTTCGGATCAACTATAGGAACCTCACCTTTAAATGTGGAAATCTCTATAAGCATAATGTTCAATTAGCACTATGTTGGCATTGTCGCTCCACCAGTTGTTAGTGGTCTTTTCTTTAAATTTGGATCTTCTTTCAGTTCTAATTCACGTCTCACTCCAAGTGCATTTGTAAATGCTTGATAATGAGCAACACATCGTACATTATTTGTAGTATAATCAGCGTCTTTCATATATGCTCTATAAAGAGCGTAATCAAGAAGTACATTTCTATAGATATCAGAAACTAAAATTACATCATCTATCGCTATTTCAGTAGGGACAGCACAATATATTCCCCATACAAATCCAAAAGCAGCCGCAGGTTGAGGTGGCGAAACAAAAAACTGAGTCGGGAATCTTTCATCATACATATAATATTTTACTATTGCACTTGGTGCCTTTAAATGCCAAGAACTATCTGAAGCATTTAAAATATTTATGTCTGTAAGTTTTATCATTGTGCCAGCAGTTTCCCCAGGAGAAATTCCCATATTATGAGTTATCGCCATCAACTGAAAACCTCCGGCCGGTAAAGATTGAACAGTACCTGCCGCAAGCGTAAACGACTCACTTTTTATATAAGCATCTGATTTTATGAGACTGATCTCTTTCATGCCTGCATTAATCCATGCAAGCAATTCAGACTCAGACCATCTCTCGTTTAAAGTATCGCTCAGTATTGTTTCCGCATCATCAATTATTTCTTGCGCCGTTGTTATAGATATCATTTTATTAGTCTCCTAAAAAATGTTTGAACTTACTCCATAGATAAGTCCGGGGTTGTTGAATCTTACGCTGAGACCCTGTGCCGGTAGCGCCCCCAAAAGATTGCGGGAAAATTCCTTGATAAATCTTTCATCCTCAAACGCTTTCCGACTCCAAAATTGACTATGCAATACTTCAATATCATGACTTATTTCTTCGCTTCTCTTGTTACCTGTACGTTGTTTTTCAACATTTGTACCCAGATTCGCTAAGGCCCTGCGCCATATACAATCATGAATTTCTGGTGGATGAGGCGGGTAAGTGCTATCATCCCATGTATCAAGATCCGGGTATGTTTTTTCAACTCGGATATTGATATTATATCGCTTGTCTGCCGGATTACTAAACATTAGAAAATGCTCAGGAGAAGAATCAATTTGTGAGTATCCATACCGTTCATATCGCCATTTATTTGGCCTGCCTATGCTGGCCCAATAGCGTCGATCTGCAATGGAGACTTCTTCAGTCATCGGAACAGCAGGATACATATCGAAGGTAGCCGCAAATATTTGCTTAATTGTCCAGAGGTAATCAGCGACCACCGGCGCTGCCGGCTCTATGGTTGAGTGGGGAATTTTGACACCACAATGGTAAATCTTACCACCGCCTGTATAGGTATCATAATCAGTAGAAACGATAGCATTCTGGTCATTAAGCTGATAAAGTTCCAGGGTAGTCGTATCTGGACAGTTGAGCCTAAAAACCCGCCGGTTAAGCTGGTCCATGCCTTTAAACCCATTAACAAACACAATATCGTCATTCTGGAATCCATGGCCGGTTACGCCCGTATCGTGTGACACAGCAGTTAAAACGCATGGATTTGCCTTGGTAGCAGCGCTGACATTCGCATAGGCCCTAGTAAATAGCTCATTATAGCTTTCACGCATCCATGCAAGGGGAACAACATCAATAGCCATTATCTCCCTATTGGCACTTATCAGGGCATCCTGAATCAGCTCATTAAGAGCTTCAGAGACCAGATCGGCCTTTATGAAATCGCCGCACTTATCTCTAAGGACCAGGTTTGATATACGGGTAGCCATAATTCATCACTCACTCATCCATATTGACCGGATATTCTTTGTTGTCTTCTTCGACGGGTTCTCCCGTCTCGGCATCTCCTGCTATCATGAAAGTGCAATTTGCAGGCATTTTCTCTGTGCCGAAGCATTTTTGCCACTTGGCAATAACTAGATCCTGTATCCCAAGGCCCATTAAGTTGATGTCTGCTACATTATCCTCAAGCCACTTTCGCAGCCTTTTTTCACCTGCTACCTGAAATTCCATACCTACCTTAAATACTGTGAGGGGATCTACCTTGAATCCGAGGTCCGCCTTGTCCTTTTCGGTCATGGCCGGGCCGAGGACTAAACCATGGCTATCACATTCGATCATGTCTTTCCGTGTAGCCAGAGCAGGGGTCCATCCGAAGAGTCTCAACTTATTTTCGCCTAATTTCTTTAAATACCTTGCCATCACATGTCTCCGTTAATGCTAATTGAACGGGAGAAGCTAATCTCCCGCCCAAGAATTTAAGGTTTATAAAGTCTACGCGCCGTAAATACCGACTATTGACCAGACCCATTCACCTGTTGCCAGTACGTTTGTTAAGATTTTGAGGTCAGCCGTGTTGGCTGCGGAATGGAAGTTGTCCTCAGTGCCAGCTGCTACGACGCCTACAGTTACAGTGCCGGCAGCAGCAGTCAAATCCACGGCTGCGTCAAACTCCGTACCAGCTGCTTCGCCTAAACTGCATGTGCTTGCAGATGCATCCGGCGTCACAGTCCTAAAAATGGAATAAAGAAATACGCACCCAGCCGGAAAATCTATCAACTGCAAAATATCGTCAATAGCGAATTCCGATGCAGCAGCCGGTGTTGCGTGTCTTGCGATAGCCGCTGCCACATTGAGCGTATGCTCCAACCTGAAAAAGCCACCATCTGCCAATTTATCCCAGGGGATAGCGGCTCCACCTACTGTTTCATCGTATATTGCCATATTATTGTCTCCTATTGAGCGCCGGAGGATGTCCCTCGACGCCCATGTCAATTAACCCTTTTTCGCCACAAAGTGACCAATGCCTTTGCCGTTTACGACCTTGTAACCGTAGACCTGTAGGCCCCGGATCAAGTCTCCGAAGTCGTCCTGATTCTTCAGGGTCTCGTGCTTTACGATCTGGGAAGCAAAGGTTAAGCAAGAAGGATGCCCAAAGATCATATTCCACTCTTCAGGGGTCGTCCCGTTCTTGGCAATGTTATTGCTCCGGTAAATGGTAAACCTGTCAATAGCACCTATCCTTCCATTCCGAAGAATAGAGGTCCCGTCTCCTGCAAGGCTGGCGTCTTTAAGGTCGCTCTTCTTTACCATGCCACAAAAAATAGGAGGCATGATCTGCCATCTTGCCGTATCTGGAACATTCTGCTCATCCAGAACGGTCCCCATATCCACAAGGAAATCCAGGATATTGGTTTTGTCCACTGCTGCGGGAGTTCCGGTTACGCCCATATTTATATTTCCAGACTCAGCCCCGGCACTGGCTCCCGAGTTATCAGAATCTGCTTCCGAGTAAATATTGGATAGAATGCCACTGTCAATGGTTTTCGCCATCTGCTGGCCAGCATCGTCCGTCCACTTCTCAACATAGGCCAAATCTGACTGAACTTGCTCAACCTTGTTAACCGCAAAGGCATAATAATGCCCCTTGTCAATATCCAGCTCAACATCGGAGGTCACGGGACGCTCATAATTCAACCCCTGGCCTATAATGTAATCACTGATAGTGATATCAGGTACTACCCGGATATGAACTTTGTCTCCGTATTTGGTGATCTCACCTTGATAATCAGTGTTCGAAATTGCAGCAAAAACAGTCGAAAGATAGAATTTTACAACCATCTTCCCCGCCCATATTTCCTACTACCTAAAAAGGTAGCCAGACTATCGCATCAATCCGTATCTTTTTTACGCGAAAATCGCTTATAGCAAACGGAACAATAACCCTTAGCCTCATGTGGTTTTTCTGTTGTACCACAATCAAGGCAACAATCATGATTCGTTGACCAAAAATGATATCCTTCGCAATTTTTTATCTTACGGATTGCCGCTTCGTTTAGTCGTTGCGGGTCGGCTTTCATAGCTTTCATCTCTTTGTTGGCGCACTGTTTCGGGAGTTCCGCAAACTGCATGCCCTGCTTTCTCAGATGATCTTGTATCCATATAGCCAAAAGAGCTTGCTCTCTTTTTATATACATATGATTAGCTATATTTTGGAGAAATGGCCGTAATTTTCTTCCCTGAAGATCCCATGTAATAGCATTCTGCCAATTAGGATTCTTTTTGTTGAGATTCCGGTAACCCAAATGACCACCATGATTTTCTTTAAGCATATCAAGAACAAAGCTACAATTTTCGGTTAACGTTATTCTTGCCCTTGGTATAATATACAACGGATTACCTTTTATCCTTTTATCTCTAAACAACCTTGCATCGATACAACCTTCTCCATCTACAAGCCCTGCTATGTACTTCCAACTTAAACGCTTCATAGGATTATCTCCTGAACTGCGTGTGTTGTTTTTTAGCCGTTCCCTCTGGTTCCAGCACCCGAAGTCCGGTTCCAGTTTTTTAGAAGCGGTTTTACATCCCCAAAATTATAGGCTAGGGATATAAGTCCCAGACATACTTGTCATTCCTGATGCCACGGCATAATTTGCCATAATTAGCTCCTTCCCGGAATTACTCTCTTTTGATTCTGCCTTCTTTTTGAGCATTCCAGATATCTTGTTCTGTTTGTTTACGTTCTTTTTCTTTGTTTCTGTACTTGCCTTTCTGAACATCAACGTAGAACTTATTGACTTGTGTTACTGTCCAGGTTTTTTTCTGCACAGGAGCACTAGATGCCCCTGCGCCTTTAGCCGGAGAAATATGAGGCTTTGGAGCCACAGGCTTCCCTGTTTTCGACGGAGAAACCCCCGGACTTGGACTTTTGGAAACCGCAAAGTCATTAAATATTTCAGTAACTACTGCTGCGTTCAGATCAGTTTGTGCTTTCTGTAAAATCTGCCGGTGAGTCATGCCAGTGTACGGAGCACTTTTGTCCAGCCAGTTGTTGAATTCAGGACTTTTGTTGATAGCATCCCAGTTAGGAATAGCATCAACCCTATCCCAAAATCTATTCTCTGCCGTTCTTGCCTGGCCGTTCTGAACATCTGTCATGCTCTGC